TTCTCAGACGGGTAGGTAACAAAGACGTTCTTTACGCCGGCGGTAAAATCCACCAGCGAACCGGAGTTACTGGACGACAGCACCGTGGTTCGCGACAGGGTAGTACCTGACGACGTATACGTGCCCACGCCCACTTCCCATTGACCGCCCGTTTGAGCGGCAATGACGTAGTAGGTCTCGTTGCCGTTACCAATAGCAGCGAACGACTGGAAGCCGGTGACAGCACCGGCTAGGGTTATTGTTCCCGTGCCAGTGCTAGTCGTGGTTTCCTGAACGCGATCCTTAAGGACAAGGGCCATGTCGACCCCCGTTAAGCGATACGGATAATTGCGTTCGTCGCGTCAGCCGTCGGGAAGATGATCGTGAACGTGCCGTTGGTCGAGGTCTTTGCACCACCGAAGTCCAACACGCAAACGGCCGGATCGCCTGCCGCCGAGTCGTTGTAAATCAACGCACCGTAAGCAGTAATCGTCGCGCTCGTGAACGACAAATCCGCGAAGTCCGTGAACGCCGTCGTACCGCTCGAGGTCGGCGTGACGTTCGTCAACGTGCCGCCACCAGTCGAGTATGAACCCGAAGGCGAAACTTCGTTCGTCGACGTGTAGGCCGTCGTGGCAGCCGTGAACGACGCACTGTTGTCGTACAACGCGAGCTTGAAGGTGTTGCCTGTGCTCGCAGTGAAGTTGTGTACAGCCTGCATCAGCTCCACTTTGAAGCTGGTGCACATGTAATTGCCTGAAAATGCCATCTCTATTCTCCTAACAAATGGACCAGCTCTGGATGTCCCGCCTCACGGAGCTTGTTAGCTACCGAGATTCGATCCTGCTCGACGGCTTCCTTCAAATAGAAGGCGACCACCTGTCTCACGCTCTCTTTGAACGCTATCGCCTGCTCGCGAATGGCCGGGTGAGACTGATCGCCAACATAGACGATCTTGTCAGCCGCTCGCTGGGCAAGCTCTTCCGTCGACCACCCACGGAACTGGGTAGTTTGGACTTGTACCCCGCCAACTAAAACGGGCGATGAAACATTGATCATGGACCGGGCGACTCCGATTTAAGCGGCATACGAATCATACCATCGCGGTACTCGTCGCGGCGGCGGCGTCCCTGCTGCTCGATGCCCAGGCCCTGTATCGCTTCGCGATACGAATTGCGGAAGTACTGGAGCATGTTGTCCGGGCCCTTGGTGTAGCTGTAGGCCTGAATCAAACAGGCATAAAGCAGGGCTTCCGGAGCATTCGTGCTGATCCAGGTCGTCGGGGTCGCCGGTGACAACTGCGCCGGGCGGTAGATGTAGCCTAGCTCCACCACGTAGTTTGAGTTCGGGGTGGGTGCGATGTAGAACGTGTTTTGATCCCACACCGAGTAGTACTTGGGCACGCCAGTCGTGTTGCCGTTCGGCCAGTATTCCTTCATGAACGACGTATCACGGAAGTCCAAGAAGATCTGGTTGTTGTTCGACGTGATCATCATGTACCGATGGGTCAGGATGTCACTCGGGGCGGTCAGGAACTTGTTGCCTGACGTCATGTTGGCGGTGGCTTCGAGCTTGAACACGTCAAGATCGATCTCGCGAAGAATTTGGTTCTCCGCCATCGTGATGAACGTATTGATCACCGCATTGGTGAACACGTTAGAGTTCACCTCGGTGTAGTTCCGAATGTTCGTGACTAATTCGTCGTACGTCATGATGTAGCCACCAGAACTGACCCCACTACGCCTTGAGCGATCAAAGCCTGGCCCTCGATGTAGGGCCGCATATCGTTCGTGTTACGAGCAGAGCCGTAACTTTGAAAAGCCGTAAAGCCGGGCGCGCCAACGTACACGGAAACTGGTTCAATGCGATCGGGCCTCGGATCGCGCAGAGCGATCGCGTCACCCCGGTAACGCAACGGCTCAAGCTGCGGCTCTTTCGGCTCGTAGTCGTCCGGACAAACCATGTACCCCTGCCAGTTCTTGCGCAGGGTGTTGTAGGCATATCGCTGCCCACAATAGTCGCACAGTCCGTAGGAGAATTTGCCGGTTGCGTAGGCCACTTAGACCCCCATGTCTGGGATGAACTGCACACTGGCAGTATCCCGATCTTCCATGGCGGCGCGGTTGAAGTCCTCTTCGTAAATCGCCTTGAGTGCCGCCGTACGATCCGGCGCAAACTTCAACGACAACTGGTAAGCCAGTCCCGACGCAAGACACGGCAGGAAGCGAAAATTAATGTCCGCATCATTGGTGTACGCGCCAGCGTCTTGAATCCGACGAATCCGATAGTAGACAAAGGTATATGTCTGGTCGGCCGCCGGGTAGAAGAACACTTTCGGAATGTTGGTTCGCTGGACATAAAACTGTGCCGGACGAGCTTGCGTTGTCTTGTCAGGGACGTTCAACCAGTCTTCTCGGCTGATACGCTCGATGTACACATCGCTGTTAATGCCTTGGTTGTTCTGGCGAATGATCGCCTCCAAGACATTGACCGTATCGGCAGCGAGGCTGATTTCATTGGTTCCTTGAGTCAGGGTGTACGTAGCCTGCTCAATGGTCCAAAGATTCAAGCCACGATTGGCCCAATCCAGAAACAGCAAATTGAGCGAGCGACGTGCGGAGTTGAGCTGATAGCCGCTCGTCGGCCGCATGCCGCAACGCTCAAATGCTTCTTCAACCAAATCATCAATCGATAGGTTGAAGTCTGTTGTGCCGGAGGTAGGCATCGATTAGCCGCAAGACCCGCCGTAGCGCATCTTTTTGACTTTCTTGACCTTACCGCCCTTCTTCATGCCCATCGCCATCATCTTGTGCTGATTGATAGCGCCGCCTTTGTTCATCATGACCGGGCCAGTCTTCTTGCTGGTCTCCGACACCATGTGATTCTTCGGGCCTTTTCCAACAGCGCCACCACCGCGAACGGCTGCGCCCATGCCACGTCCGGCCATGTTACTTACCCCGCATCGCGCGACCGCGCGCGTCCTTGCTGTTGCTCTTCATGGCACGGCCTTTCTTATCGGCCATACCGCCCTTCTTCATCTTACCGACGCCATCAGCAGCGAAAGAAGGAACCTTCTTACCGCCCTTCATGACCATCTTGAGTTTGCCAGGCATTGTTAATCCCTCGTAGTACGGATTTCGTCAAGTTTAGCTTCAAGACGATTGAATCGTTGGTCAACGTGCGCGACAAACTTCTCGATTCTATCGTCCACTTCTCTGCGAGTGATGTGGTCTCTCGCAATCTCCTCACGGGTTCGGTTGAGCAATATATTCAGCCGAGCCAGTTCATCAAACTTACCCTTTAGCATGAATCCCATCCCGGTCACTATCGCTGACAGGATGATGTTCCAGATCATGATTTCCATCGACTAACACTTCCATCGCCGACGGGCCTGCCGGATCCGGCTGTTTGGATCCTTGGCCGCTTCTGGGTACATCTTCATCTGGCCGGCGGAACGTGCACAAAACGATTTACGTCGCTTTGCCCGAGCAGGGCCCGGATTGGATTCCGTCACGGCCGTCTGAAGTTTGCTGCCGGGGTTGGCTTTGCGATAGGCGGCAACGCCTTTTTTGGTCATGCCGGCACCTTGCTTCGTCGGGCGGAAGTTACCGCTCTTAACCGAAGTTTTGATGCCCATGCCCTTGCGTACAGCGCCGCCGCCACGCATAGCCACACCCATGCAACCAGGCATTAGGCTGGCGCTCCACCCACGTACAGCACGGTGACGCTCAACACTTGCGCATCGGCAAGCGTTACGTACACGCCGTCGGTGGCGAGGATCCCGTCATCTGGAATGATGAGGTCATAGGCTCCGGCAGATGCCGGAGTCTTGATGTCGAGAATCGTCGTGCCACTGGATCCGCCCGTCTTAAGGGTAAAACCCGATGCCGTACCTGTGTTGGTGAAGTACACGCCTTGCACGCGTGTGCGGCCGTTCACCGCGTCGCCGGTAGCAACAACGGTTTTTGCCTTAACGTCACTAGCGAAGCTCATGGCGAGCCTCCTATTAGGCTACTTTGAGAACGGTGACTCGGAAGGAGCCAGAGGCCGGGTCGATCGGAGAAGCCGTCACGTTAGCAACGCGAACCTTAACGGTGTTCGCGGCAGAGACATAGCCCGTCACGACAAGGCCCGACTCAATTGCAGCCGGAGGGCCGACCATCACGACGTCGCCCACCGCAGCACCGGTCACGGTGATGCCAGACGAGTCAGCGGTCGTGTTAGCCGCAACTTCCGTAAAATTGATCGTGGAGGTAGCCGTCAAAACAGCAGTGACGGTGTTGCCGGTGCCGGCGACAAAGCCGTTATCAGAAACTACCGGGCCTGAAAAATGTGTTGCAGCCATGATTACAATGCTCCTTTAAGATGTCCATATTTAAGCGCTAACCTGCGAACACTGCCCGTGTCCGCTCCCAAAACACGTCCGCGCTCTGCATAAGACATGTCTGGATTGTCTACGATATACCTGACCTTAGCAACAAATGCTGGGTCGCTAAAAAATCGCCTGCGCTGCGCTTTCCTTAACCTTTCCCGGTATTCCGGCGTTTGGTACTTGTGCGAAGCAGCGCAACGTACTCGGGACAAGCGTTGTTTTGTGGCATCCGAATGCCTTTTCCCACGCATCGGACACTTAGCAAAATCAGCGATGTTGTAAAACGTCGGCTCCTCAAAAAACGCCTCTCCGGACAAGAACGCCTCTTCAATTCTGTCTAGGTCCTCAACATCCTCACACTCGACCTCGAGTGTCCACTCAAACGCTTCTTCGCCATACTTGTTAAAGGCGTTCTGGAGCTTTGGGTTGGTGTGGATGTTCCGACGAAGCAGACGAAAGTGTTCTGCCACGCGCTTTCTGACTCGTTGGGATTGCCCGACATAACAAAGCCCTGTGACTTTGTTTTTGATCTTGTAGACCCCAATGCAGTCTTGCGCGTATGGCATATCCTAGTCCCTTGGTCCTAGGGTATGCCATTTTTTAGGTAAAAAGAAGGGGGTCTTTCAACCCCCTCCTCTTTGCCGTCTTAGGCAGCGCCAGGCGATCCGAAGATGCCACGCGGGTCGCTGAAGCCGAAGCTGTAGCGCTCGCGAG